GTGGCGGTGGCGGCTTAGGCGGCGCAGCCTCAAACGGAGCAACACATGTACCTGTAAAAAGTACTATTTCAGTAACAGTGCGACCTATCTATAGTAGAGAAGATGTTAGGAAATTTAATCTTGGCGATTTTGTCAACGGCAAATATGTCAATAATATTCCGGGGTATAATTAATGGCTACTTATAAAAATACAAGTCCGTGGAAAGATACGCAAATAAAAAATAACTATCTAGGCATACTTCGTATTAGAACAGTGCCTGCAGAATCAGATGACTATCTCTACACAATAGAACCTCAATATAATTTTAGACCTGATTTGTTGGCCTACGACCTTTACAAAGAACCTAAACTTTGGTGGGTTTTTATGCAGAGAAATTTAGACACATTACAAGATCCAATTTATGATTTTGTTGCTGGAACTAAGATATACATACCTAAAGGCGATAGTTTAAACAAACTGTTGGGATTATAACATGGGATTTTTTGATGAAGTTAGAGGTGCAGCAACTACAGCATCTAGCCAAGTAACTAAAGTATTATCGGGAAATTCTGCAGTTACACAAGGCATTGCTAGTGCAACACAATCTGCGGAATCTTTGAAAAATGCTGCTCTTAGCGGATTATCTAATGTGGGTACTAATATTGCAGGATTAGTCCCAGGTATTGCAAACTCCGCCACTTCCGCACTAGGCAGCATTGCAGCAGGACAGCCTACTCTTGACGTAAAAGGTTACACTTCAGGGTTTAAAGCATCTGTTCCAGGAACGCCTCCGTTCCCTAATGTTTTAAATCAATATACTTCGTTTAACTATATGTTCACGCTTAGTGTACTTCCTTTAGAACATATTAATGATCCAAATTCAACTTACAGAAAAGGCGATTTAGGACCAATTATTATTAAGTCTGCCGGTGCCGCCCCAGAAAAAGATCTTGTATCAACTGCCTATGGCAAATACGATTTTTATGTTGAAAATTTAAAAATCAGCGGCATGGTTGGTTTAAACAAAGGCACAGGAAATTCTAATGCGTTAAGCATGAGTTTTACAATCATTGAACCTTATAGTATGGGACTGTTCTTCCAGGCTATGCAGACAGCAGCATTGCAGTCTGGGTACTTAAATTATCTTGATGTGCCTGTATTGTTGACTATAGAGTTTAAAGGACACATTGATGCTAATTTGTTAAACCAACAAATTGACAACACTAAAAAAATGATTCCTTTAAAACTTAGAGAAATAGGAATGCGAGTCACAGGAAAAGGTTGTACGTATGATGTAGAAGCTTATCCATGGAATGAGCAGGCATTTTCATCTTCTTATTCTCAAACTAAAACAGACGTTAATATTAGTTGTAACAAAGGTGGTCCTTATACAGTACAAGAAATGTTACAAAAAGGACAGAAAAGTCTACAAAAAGTTCTTAATGATAGATTAGATGAAGAACGTAAAAAAGGAAATAAACAATTTTCAGATGAAGTAATAATTTTATTTCCTTCAGATCTTGCAACAGGTGATGCTGCTACCAGTGCCGATGCAGCGCCTAATGAATCAGCAGATAAGCCTGCTACGGCTAAACCCGGAGACTCTGCATCATCTGGAATATTTAAAAAATTAGGAATTGGTCGAGGTGACAATACAACTTTAGTTCAATTAAATGCAGCCACTGTTAACAACATTGGCAAGTCTGGTATGGGCTTTAATCTTTATAATAAAGGTGATACTCCATTTGCTAAAGATAATCTTGCCTATGACGAAGCAACAGGAATTTATAAACGAGGCAACGTACAGATTGATCCAAACAATGCAGATTTTAAATTTCCACAAGGATCTACAGTACAAGATATTATCAATCAAGTCATCTTAATGAGTGACTATGGTCGTCAAGCATTAAACAAATCAAACTGGACTCCGCAAGGACAAGTAGTATGGTGGAGAGTTGAAACACAATATTTTATGAAATCTAGTCCCGAAGATAATAAAGTAGGACAAAAACCTAAATTAATTGTCTATAGAGTTGTACCTTATTTGGTAGATGCATCTGTTTTCATACCACCTAATGACAAGGCACCTGGTTTAGAAAACAAAAAGAAAGAAGCACTTAAAGAATACAATTACATTTATACTGGTAAAAATATTGATGTACTAGATTTTCAAATTGATTTTAAAGCAGGCTTTTATAGAGCATTGAATGCAGATGGCGGTAAAGAATCAGAATCTAATCAAGGAATGTCAGCTGCTCAAGGAGCCGGCACAGTTAAACAAGAAGCACAAGATGGCAAAAATCCTTCAGGCAGTACTCCTAATACTCAAGAAACTCCTGTTACTAATAAAACAGATAAAATAGGATCGGCTAGTCATAAAAATGGCGGAACAGGGGTTGATGATGCTGCTACTATCGCCGCTAGGCAATTCCATGAACTAGCTACTCAAGGTACCGACATGATTAATTTAAACATGACAATACTTGGAGATCCTTATTATATTAGCGATAGTGGATTAGGTAACTATTCCGCAGGCGCAACTGAAAAACAAAACATTAACACTGACGGTGCTATGGACTATCAAACAGGCGAAGTGTTAATTAGTGTTAACTTTAGAACACCGATAGATCTAAACACTAAAACTGGCTTTTATAATTTTGGTGATACTAAACCTGTACAACAGTTTAGCGGATTGTTTAGAGTACTTCAAGTTGAAAGTATTTTTAATCGAGGAAAGTTTACTCAACAGCTAAGTTTAGTTAGAATAGTAGGACAAGACAATAAAAATGCTCCAGAAGGAGAACCGGCACTGCCAAAAGTAGCGCAACCAGATCAACCAGATGGAGAAGATGCTGGAGCAGACATTGATGCAATTGAAGCAGCAGCAGCCGAAGAATACCCAGATGGTGCACCTCAGCTTTCAGATCAAGAAGTTGCAGCTAATAATGCAGCCCTTGGAGATTTTAACGGATAATTATGGCAGAAGAAACCAGACTAGGGCAAAACGAAAGTCCTCAAGACCCCGGCCCGTTTTTAGCAAAAGTAGTCAGTCACCTTGACCCTAACTACATGGGTGCTTTAGAAGTACAACTATTACATGAAGTAGGTAATGACGAAGACAGAGAAGGTCAGCTTAGAACTGTCAAATATCTAAGTCCTTTTTATGGTGTTTCAAACAGTGCGTATCTTGGCGAAGATCCTGACGACTACGACAACACACAGAAGTCCTATGGTATGTGGATGGTGCCTCCTGACATTGGCACTATTGTAATGGTAATTTTTGTCGGAGGAGATGTACGTAAGGGCTACTGGATGGGCTGTGTGATTGAAGAAAATATGAATTTTTCTTTACCAGGACACGCTTCTACAAAATATGTAGTTGATGATACTAAAGAAACTGACGCCAAATACGAACGTGTGCCAACGGGAGAATATAATAAAATTATTCATCCAGTTACAGAAGATCCTACAAAAATTGTCAAACCTGAAAGCCCGTTAGCAACAAAATTAGAAGCGCAAGGACTGCTAAAAGATGACATACGCGGTATAACATCTTCTTCTGCTCGTAGAGAAATTCCTAGTTCTGTTTTTGGTATTTCAACACCTGGTCCTGTAGATAAAACCGGCAAGCAAGTGTTTTTGGTATTTCAACACCTGGTCCTGTAGATAAAACCGGCAAGCAAGGAAAAGTAGGAAAACACGAATACAAAATTCCAAATGCATTTGTCAGTCGGTTAGGTGGTAGTAGTTTTGTCATGGACGACGGAGACGACAAGTGGGAAAGAAAAACTCCTGCATCTGACGGCCCTCCTGACTACGTATCAGTTGAGGGAGGAGAAACTGCAGAACGAGATATTCCCCATAATGAGCTTGTTAGAATTAGAACTCGCACCGGTCATCAAATTTTACTACACAACAGTGAAGATTTGATCTATATTGGTAATAGTAGAGGAACTGCTTGGATAGAATTATCTAGCGATGGTAAAATTGACATTTACGCAGAAGATAGTGTAAGTCTACATACTAAACAAGATTTAAATTTTTATGCTGACAGAGATATTAATATTGAAGCTGGCAGAAACTTAAACATTAAAGTTGCTGAAGAAATGCACACTCAGGTTTTAGGCGATCAAATTTTAATCGTGGACGCTAACCAACAGATACATGTCAAAGGTAATGTTAATGAAACTACTGACGGTTCTATAAAATTAACTGCTGGTGCAGATTATGACATTAACGCAGGCGGCCATGTGTTTACTACGTCGGGCGGATCAAATGAAACAAGCGCCGGTGGAAATATTGTTGAAACAGCACCGCAAATTCATATGAATGGTCCAGGTGCATCGTCAGCAGCATCAGCAGAATTACCTACTGCTCTTAAAACACACAGTCTACCAGATGAAGAAGGCAATGAACTTGCCCAGTCAATTATGCGTAGAATCCCTACACATGAGCCTTGGCCACATCACGAACACCTAGATCCTGAGAAGTTTAAACCAGATCAAACTGATCGTGATACTGAAAGTAGAAACGAGGGTAATACTAGTACAATGAATTTTACTCCTGAGTTTTGGTTAGAGTATACTACAGCAACTGATACATTTGAAAAAATAAAAGGACCTGAAGAGCAGGATGCAGACCCTTACATTTAACGGGTAAATACAACTATGACAGCTAGCCAAAGATTATATGATAAGATTGTTTTAAAAAGTGCAAACACTTCTGAATCAATTCCGGGTACTAGAACTTATAAAGGTTTTAGCACAGTTGCTTCTACGGCTAATAGTTTTGCGCTCTACGACTTGGAACTAATTAAACAAGATTTGTTAAATCACTTTCATATACGACTAGGCGAAAGACTAGAGCAACCAGAGTTTGGAACTATTATATGGGACATATTGTTTGATCCGTTAACCGACGAACTACGATCAGTTATTACAAAAAATGTAGAAACAATTGTAAATTATGATCCTAGAATACGTGCTGATCAAGTTATTGTAACCAGTTACGAAAGCGGTATACAAATAGAATGTACCTTGGTATACTATCCCTACAACATTCAAGAATCAATTCAATTAAGATTTGATCAAGACAACGGTTTACTGCTAGTTTAATAAACTACCCACATAATTTTAATCGATAAATACCTTATAAATGGGAATAAGGTATGTCAGCAACCGACAGACAAAATAGATTATTAGTAGCAGAAGACTGGAAACGAGTCTATCAAAGTTTCCGAAATGCAGACTTCCAAAGCTACGACTTTGAAAATTTACGCAGGGTAATGATCAATTATATCAGGGAAAATTATCCTGAAGATTTCAATGACTACATTGAATCTAGCGAATACCTTGCTCTTATTGATCTTATTGCTTTTCTTGGACAAAGTATTAGTTTCCGCATTGATTTAAATGCAAGAGACAACTTTTTAGAACTAGCAGAGCGTAGAGAAAGCATATTAAGACTGGCAAGACTATTAAGTTACAATGCAAAACGTAATGTTGCAGCATCTGGTTTATTAAAATTTACCACAGTTAGCACCACACAAACAGTTTACGATTCTAACGGAAGAAACTTATCAGGCCAGGTAGTTACATGGAATGACCCTGCAAATACCAACTGGTATGATCAATTTGTAAAAATTCTTAATTCAGCATTGCCCGCAACTAGACAGTTTGGGAATCCTGACGACAAAAATGAAATTTTTGGAATTCCTACAGAACAATATAGATTCCAAAGCAGTAACACTGATGTTCCAATTTACAGTTTTTCTAAAACAGTAGACGGAAAAAATTTACCTTTTGAAATTGTTTCTACAGTGTTTAAAGGCGCCGACGAGATATATGAAGAAGCACCATCAATTGGTAATCGACTAGCGTTCCTATATAGAAATGACGGTCGAGGTAGCGGCAGCACTAACACTGGGTTCTTTATTCACTTCCGCCAAGGTATATTAAATCAAGGAACGTTTTCTATTACGCAACCGTCAACTAATGAAACAGTTGACATTGATGCAACTAACATTAATAACTCAGATGTATGGTTATATAGGCTTGATCAGAACGGATTAGAGTCAGAATATTGGGCTCCTATTTCTTCCTTAGAGGGAAATAATACAATTTACAATAGCCTTAACAAGTCGATAAGAAACATCTA